GGTCGGCGACTACGGCGTTCCGTCGGACGCGGGCACGGGCGACGCGGCGCTGTACAAGCGCGGCGTCGTCATCGAGCACGCCTGACCCCGTCTCCCTCCGGCGTGGACAACCCTGTCCGTCCGCGCCGGAGGGCCTTCAGGAAGGAAGGAGAGCAGCATGCGCGTGCGCGTACTGCAGCCGACGCGGTCGTATTGGAACTACGAGGTCCGCGAGTTCGGCGAGGGCGACGAGCTGGAGGGCGACCTCGCCCGCCATCTCGCCGCGAATGCCCCGGAGGGGGCTGTGAAGGTTACCGAGGCAGATCCGGAGCCCGAGCCGGAGCCGGAGGCGCCCGCCGAACCGCCCGAGGTGTCGGACCCGGGCGGCGATGAGCCGCCGGTGGACGGCACCATCGACGACCTCATGGCCTGGGTGAACGACGACCGTGAGCGTGCCGTGCAGGCGCTGGCGGCGGAGCAGGCGAAGGACAAGCCGCGCAGCACCGTGGTGAAGCGGTTGACGGCGATGGCCGGCACCGAGGAGTAGAGGGGGCCCGTCATGTCCCCGACTCCTCTCGCCACGCAGACGGACCTTGAGGCCGCACTGCAGCGGACGTTGGACCCGGCGCAGGCGGCGATGGCTCTGCGTCGGGCGTCGGCGCGGGTGCGGAAGTACTGCCGCCAGGACTTCACGCTCGTCGAGAACCAGACCATCACCCTGCCGGGTGGCGGGCGGGTGCTGCGGATTCCCCAACGGCCTCTGGTCGTTGATGACACGCATCCGCTGACGGTGGTCGAGCTGTTCGGGATCTCCAATCAGGAGTACACGGCGCTGGAGGGCCGGGACTTCACGCGCATCGGCAGCGAGCTGACCCGCGGCGAAGCCTGGTGGGCGCCAACCAGACTGATGGGCTGGCCATTCATGCGACCCATGGGGATCTGGGCGCAACGCGTCCGGGTCACCCACAGCCACGGCGACGGCGAGGTCCCGGACGACGTCCTCGATGTCGTGCTCGATCTGGCGCAGATGAACATGACCAACCCGCAGGGCCTGCGCTCGGAGTCGATCGACGACTACCAGCGCACGTTCGCCTCCGAGACCATCGGCGGCGCACTGCTGACCGCGGACCACAAAGAGGCGCTGCGGCAGTACCGCGGCGGCTCGTTCTCCGTGGCGCCGGTGACCTGATGACGGCCATCGACATCCAGCCTCTGCTCGCTGCGGGCCGCAACGCCCACAATCAGCTGCTGGTGGATACCTGCACCATCAGCCGGCCGGGGGCGCCGACGCTCAACCGCACCACAAGCGTTCTCACTCCGGGTTCGCCGACGGTCCTGTATTCGGGTGCCTGCCGGCTGAAGCCCCAGCGCGTCCCGAGGAACGAGGAGGCGGGGGAGCGGCTGACGGTGGTGGCCCGCTACGAGGTGGCTCTGCCGTTCGCGTCACTGGCCACCGACTCACTGCAGACCGGCGACACGGTGACGATCACGGCGTCCGGGGACACCAGGCTTGTCGGCGAGGTGTTCGCGGTGATGGCTGTCGACTTCAGCAGCACCGCGACGGCCTGGCGGATCACTGTCGAAGCGGCCACGTGACAGGGGGCGGCCGATGACGACTCCTGCCGTCCTGCCGCACGTCGACGCGGTCACGGCCGCGCTCGAAACGGCTGGCCTGGTGGTCTACGTCGGCGGGGCACCCCCCGGCGTCTCCCCGACCGCCACCACCCCGTATGTCGTCCTCTACCCCGAGCCGGGCCGCGCGATGACTGCGTCGCTCGGCGACAACCGGACCGATTTCTCTGCTGTCGTCCAGCTGACGTGTGTGGGTCTGACGGCGGCGCAGGCCATGTCGGTGTCCGACCGGGCCATCGCCGCGCTGTCTGTCGTCCTGGCGGTCGCCGGGCGCGCGTCCTGGAAGCCGGAGTCCCTCGACGGGCAGCCGGTGCAGCGGGATGACGACGTAGTCCCGCCCAACTACTACGCACCCAGCCGGTACCGGCTGCGCTCAATCCCCCTGTAGAGGAGTTCCTCCATGGCAACCCTGACCACTCAGGTCATCAGCCTCGCGGGCCTCGGCGTGACTTACGGTGCCGCCGCCGCCTCGACGAAGGTCATCTGTGACGAGCGGACGTTCTTGCACGTCAAGAACGCCGCCGGTTCCAGCATGACCGTCACCCTGTCGTCGACCGCGAAGGTCCGCAGCCAGGCGGCGGCGGATGTCGTCGTCACCGTCCCGGCCACCACCGGCGACATGATGATCGGCCCCATCACGAAGGATCTGTTCGCCGGCGTCTCGGACGGCCTGGCCGCGGTCGCCTACTCGTCGACGACGTCGGTCACTGTCGCTGCCGTGCGCATCTGACCCTCACCCGCCCCGTCTCGCCCGCCCCGCTGCCCGGGGCTTTTTTCATGCCCTGAGGAGGGTTCATGTCTGACCTGATCAGCGATGGCAACACGAAGGTTTCGTGGGTGGGGTCCATCGCGAACATCAACGCGCCCACGACCACGGAGTTGAACGGCGGCTCCGACTGGACGCTGCGGATCACCCCGGACGGCCTGAAGGCCGACCCGGCGACCGCGGACGTCGACACCAGCTCACTCGGCTCGACGTTCACGACCAACCAGCCCGGCCGCCGCTCCTACACGGTGGAGGTCACGTTCAAGCGCGGCTCGACCACGATCGAAGACCAGCCGTACACGACGCTGACGTACAACACCTCCGGCTACCTGGTGGTCCGCCGCGGTTCCGCGTTCGCGACCGCCTACGCTTCCGCGGACAAGGTCGAGGTGTACCCGGTGACCGCGGGTGAGGCGCAGAACATCGCCCCGGCCGCCAACGAGGTCTCGAAGTTCATGAGTCCGCTCAAGGTCACCTCGGACCCGGCGACGAGGGCCATCGTCGCCTGATGCCTGACATCTCGGAGCTCTTGGCAGGGGCGTCGCCGCGCGAGGTCACCGTGCAGGTGTGTCTTGCGGGCGACGTGGGCGCCGAACTTCAGGCGCTGGAAGCAGAGTTGGGCGAGTTGGGGGAGTGGCATTCGACGTCGCTGGGTGAAGTAAACCCGGCCTACGAGCTGCAGGAGCGCCTCACGGTGGCGCGCGAGCGGGCGCGGGAGGCTGCGGTCGAGTTCCGGTTCCGGGCGCTCGGGCATCGCGCCTACAGCAACCTACTGGCCGCCCATCCGGCGCCGGAGGGCTCGAAGGAGCCGTATGACGCGGGGACGTTTCTGCCCGCAGTCCTGGCAGTCTGCTGTGTGGAGCCGTCGCTGACTCCGGCGCAGGTGGACCGGTTGCTGGACGTCGTCAACGACGGCACCGCGCGGACCCTGTTCGCCGCGGCGCTCGCGGTGAACGAGGAGCCGAGCCCTGTCCCTTTCTCGTAGCCCGCCTGCGGGATCACCGGTTCCCGTACCGGCGGGAAGTCGAGGCGGCCCGGGCGTGGAGTATCCCGCGCAGCATCCTCCTCGGCCGCCCGCAGCCGAGTCCCGGTGAGCCGTTGTGGCTGCCGGAAGACCGCTGGTGGGCGATGGCTCTGATGGAGGCCGAGTCGGGGCTGTGCGGGGACTGCGGGCATTCGCTCGCGGAGTCGACGCATGCCGACAACGAGTACGCCTACGACGCGTCGATCACGAAATGCCATGCCTGTCTGGCCGGTGCACGCCGGGTGGCGGCGCATCAGGAAGACGGCGGCAAGACCGAGGGCCTGAAGGTCTCCGTATTTCGAAGGGAGTCGTGATGGCGGGTATCGACGTGATCGGCCTCACCGTGGTCGTGGACGACCTGGGGACCTTCGCGGAGCGACTGAGGGTGAACGTGGGGAAGGCCGTCACGGTCACCAGCCGGAAGGTGCGGGATGACGCGCGCAGCCGGATCCGGGGCCGCAAGTACTTGCCCGCCTACCCGTATTCGATCACCTACGACGTCAAGGTCACGCCTGTGGGTGTCGAGGGCGAGATCGGCCCGGACAAGGGCCGGTCACAGGGCCCTCTCGGCAACATCATCGAGTACGGCACCAGCAAGAACGCACCCATTCCACACCTCGGCCCCGCACTGGATGCGAACGCCGAAGACCTGGTCACCGGCATCGAAATCGCCGTGCACCAGGCCATGTAACAGCACGTGAAGGACAGGGAACCCATGACCACTTCGAGCAGGAAGCCGCCCGCGCGTCGGGCTGCGAAGCCCGCGCTGACGTTTGCCGACGTCCGCGCCAAGATTCAGCGGCCCCGGCGGGTCGTCGAACTCATCATGGACTCGACGGCCTCCGCAGAGCTCGACGCGTTCGATGCTCTGCTGGAGCGGGCGCAGCGCCACGACGAGACTCACGGCACGGAGACGGTGCGCGACGTCGCGAAGCAGTTGCAGGAGGTGGAGGCGCGGGCCGAGGAGTCCCGGGTGCGCTTCACCCTCGAAGCGATCACGCACCGGGCATATCAGGCCCTGCGGGCGGAGCATCCGCCGACGAAGGAGCAGATCGAAAGGGCTGCTGCGGCTGGCGGTGGCGAGGAACCGGCATTCGATGGGGACACCTTCGCCCCGGCGCTCGTCGAAGCTCAACTGGTCGAGCCCAAGCCTGCCGACCAGGCGGAGTTCGCCGAGTTCTGGGACCACCTGTCTGACGGCCAGCTCCTGCGGCTGTGGAACGCGGCGTTGCAACTCCAGTTCCAGTCCGGTGAGCTCGGGCCGCCGTCGCAGGCCGCCGCCGACATCCTGCGCTCCTTCGGGATGGCCACCGGCTGACAGGACCATGTTCGGCCGGGGTGGGTGTCGTTACGGGCGCCACTCCTCGTGGTATCCCGGCCGGTCGGCGTAGGGCATGGCGAGTAGGCGCACCGTTGCGCAGGGGTACTGCGCTGGGAAGTGGTTGCAGATGTGGCAGTCCATGACGGTGCCGCCGCCGCTACCGGTTGATCGCTGCTGCACAGGTCGGTGAAGGGCAAGAATCTGCCGCTTCGCCTCGATCTCCCGCAGTGCCCGAGCCGGGTCATGCACGGTTGCATGGCGCACGACCGCCTCACTCCCGTTGAGGATCTCCGAGTTCGAGTGCGAAATGCGCGCCTCGGTTGAGGCGCCCACGTAGTGCCGAGGCTTCCGGCGACCGCTTTGCAAGGACTGCGCCGACCAGTGGCCGCCAAGCACCGCCGCCGCTTCCTGGGCGTGCCCTGTATCGATGTCGAGCTGCTCGCCGAGCCACTGCACCAGATCGTCCATGCCGTCATCCTCCCGCACCACGCTCAGCGCGTGCACGCCTCCACAACTGAAGATCGGGGGCTGCCGTGGCCGACCGTACCGTGCGGGTTCGTGTCATCGCCGAGATGCCCGGTTTCGGAACCATCGTTCGCACCGGAACCGGCGAACTCCTCGCCCTCGGCGAAGCCTCCCTGGTCGCCGGGCGTGGCATCCGGGCCCTCGGCGCGGACGGCGCGGCGGCCCGTACCGGTCTGATGGCGATGGGCGCAGGCGCACGCGGCGGCGCGGCAGGCGTCCGGGAGGGCGAGGCCGCAGCACTGGCTGCCAGCCGCGGCACGCGAGCGATGCGAGACGAGACCGCGCTCGCGCCCGCAGCCTTCGGACGGATGGGCTCGGCGGCCCGCAACGGCATGGGATCGGTGCGCTCCGGCGTCGAATCTGTTCTCGGCCCCGTCAAGCATCTCGGCGCCCTCCTGGCGGGC